TCGTTGAGACTGCTGGGACAACTGTAGTAAGATCGATCTCACTAACTTTTACACCTGGGCTAACTTGGAATCCCATCTTCATGTCTCCTTTTAGTGTATAATCAAAAGAATTCTATACCTATTTATCATATTGAGTGATTAGAAGACTCTATCGCCTGATTCCCAATCAATAACCTCAATCCCACCTGATTCATTATGATAATCGTGTCCATCTGATATTATTCCAAATGGAGATACATCTTCTTCAATGTATCTTAAATTTTGTTGTTCTATATTTCTTCTTATATCTATGTTAGTTAGTTCTTTAAAGTATTCTTGATTGGCTAACCATCCAAATAATACCATACACATCATCAAATCATCATGGTAACCTTCTTCAGCTTGCCACGATTCACCCTTTGAAATAAATCTGGTCATTTCCTCTAATAAAGGATAATCAACAAATAATAATTTATTTCCTTCTATCAATGTTTTTAATTGTAAACACCCAACTCTTTTAACTTGCTTTGTTGTTCTTACACCTAGGTATTGTTGACCAATTCCACCAAAACCTGAACTTAATACTTGACCTGCTCTACCTCTTGCCGCAGACATTAATATGTTAGGTGCTTCAAGATCAGATTGTAATACATTCGCAACTGCCATACCTATATCATTTGATTCAATTAATATATAAGCTTCATTATACATTTTTTGATATTCAAATATTATATTAGGATATACCATCGGCGCTATTTCATTATTTTGATAACATGCTACTACTCTATACGGAATCTCAGAAACATCTAATATTAAGAAAGCAGAATAGTCTCCCATTGTGCCTCTTGCAGTATCAACTACAATAGTATATATATGGTTTTCAATTGATTTTTCATATATTCTCATATGATCATTTTGATGAATAGGATCTTTATATACAAGAGTTCTAAGTTTAGATGGACTTATTAATGTATTACTAGAACCTATAAACTCACATTCAAATTCAATACGAAATTGCTCTTCTGATGTGTTGCGTATTGTTTCTTCTTTCCATTTTTCATCTCTTCCTGGAACATCAGACCAATGCACATCTATTCTTTTGTAACTGTTTCTATTTTCTTCAGAATTAATCCATAATTTGTAAAATAAATTTAATCCATTAGGTGTCGATGTAACAAGTACTTTAGAACTTTGTCCTGAAGATATTGTTGGATATACTGATGAGAAAAATTCTTCTTGTATATGTGAGGGTACAAATGCAAATTCATCTAGGTATATTAGATTATAAGATCCACCACGAACTGAACTAGCTGAGGTTGAAGCAGCTAATATTTTTGATCCGTTTTCTAATTCTATATTACCTTTATTCCATTCGACTATACCCAACTGCAACCATCTTGGCAAATGTTCGAATGCTAATTGTATTCTTGATAATATATCTCTTGATTGGGCTGATTTGTGTGCTAATATTGCTATATTAAAATTTTCATGAAACATTGCATACCATAATAAAGTAGCACCAACAGTTGTTGTTTTGCCTGATTGTCTTGGCATTTTACATATAACAAATCTTTCATTATTAACAAGTTTGACTATTTCTTCCTGGAAATCATATAAATCAAAACTAACAAGACCATCATCAATGTTTACAATCTTAATATATTTTCTGATAAAATAAACAGGATTCTTAGAACACTTAATAAATTCCTGAATTTGTTCTTCAGTAAACTCAACAGGAACATTGGCTCTTTTTAAATTTGGATTACCTAAGTAATTTTCTCTATCACTCATCAGATACTGTCTTTTTTATAAGTTTTTGTAGATCATTTGTACTTCCAACAAACAAATTATTGTTTATTGTTTTAGGGCCTTTTATTCCATCTAAATCTTTTTTACGTTTTTGTAACTCCAATAGATCTTTATTAGCATCTGATAATGCTCTTACTAAAATAGCTGCAACCTCGTATGTTCTTGGGTGTTGACTTTGTTGTGCTAATTCAACAATACCGTTTAATGCATCTTGTCCTCTTTCAATAATGCCATATAAATTTTCTCTTGCATATTGAAAATCATCTGCAGATGAATTGGTAGATTGTTTTAACTTAGAACTTGCATCATATAATTCAGTTTTAACATTATCTATATCATCAAGGTTTAATGCATCACTAATTTCTTTAGTCATTATCTATATCCGTTCTTGCAATTATTATGCCTGAATTTGCTTCTATATCAATTAATGATCTATCTACAGTTATTGAAGCATTTGTTGTTGCATTATTATTTGCATCCATTCCTGGTGTTATCACAATACGGTCTCCGTCAATTGGATTTGCATTTGATGTATTGAATGTACTTGTAGTATTTATATCTTCAAATATATTAGTATTAGCAAGTGTAATTATATTAGCATTAGATGAAATAGGTCCAAATAAATAACCTTTAACACTAAAATCTAGTTTATGCACAAGAGCTCTTCTTGTTTCAAAATCACCTTCATATTGGTCATCAGTAGTAAATTGATTTAATATAACTGGTATATCAAAGGGATAGTCAAGATCTTCCATTAATTTCATAGATACTGTGTATTCTGGTGTAAAGAATGGTATTATTTGTTCTATTATTCTTATTCCATCTTCTTCATTTTTTACCATAATACTTAATTCAAAGCTTATATCAAATGGTGTTGGAGTATAAACAGATTTTATTTTGTTTATAGATCCTGGTGTAGCTTTTGCAAATTTGCGAGTTGGATTTAATCTGCGCGAAGCATCATATTGAAATCCTGTCATTTCAAAAGACATTCTTGGTAATTGTATTGCTACTTTTCTTCTAAGAGTTGGGTCTTCCTGTGTTCTAACTAGGTATTTTTGAGATGGGCCATAATTAACAGGCACTCTTAATGTTTGTTTAACTATACCACTTTGTTCTCTGTCTATCTCAATATCATTAAATAATGTGCCGAACATTACTATATACTTACGCAGGATACCATTATAGAATTTTTGACCTAACATTATTTAATTTCTCCGAACGGATTGGATTCACTAAAATCTATTATAGCTGCACCGTCTAATTCAAACTCAGATGATCTATCTGTTTTATCTGTATCTCTTAGAGAAAATCCATCGTTAATAATTTCAACACCACTTTCGGTTACTAATTGTGTATTGGCTTCTGTAGTTATTGATATTTTATCTAATGCATATGGAATAGATAATTTTTCTTCAATACCATCTATATCCCCAATACCAGTGTTGAGTTGCTCATTGCTATACTCAAACAATTCACAAACAATATCATACGTTTGAAGTGAACCCATTTGATAAAATATAGATTCATGCTCAACATATTTAACTTCATATAATTTTTGGTTCATATTAAAGTGAATAAGATCACCTTCATGTGGTAGATTTTGAAATGTTGTCTGAGATATATCTTGCTCAAATCGTCTTTTGGCTATAGTAAATGTTATTCTATCTCTATATTCTAAACCAAATCTACTAACAAAATCACCTTCACCCTCAAATCCTTCGACATTCTTTATATAAACCTCAATTAAATATGTATCTTCAAACTTAGTTAATGTGTCTTCATTAAAAACATCATCTAAATCTACTACTGCTCTCGGTAAATAATAAACCTCATGGCCATACATTTTAATTGATTCAATAATTAAATCTTCAATTAAAGTCTGTTCTGATTGTGCGTTAAAGTTATTAAAAAATACATTGGTAGGCATATAATTATCCTATCATATCTGTCACTGGTAAACTATAAGCTGACATCATTTCTTCTTCAAGTCTTCTAATCTCTTCATTAGCATCTGCTAATATTTGTGCACCATTAAATGTTACTCCTCCAGGAAGTTGTAAACCTTCAAATTTTGTTAAATTAGAACCCCATTGATATTTAATCTTTGCTGTAGCATAATTTTGTAACCAACGATCTTTCCAAATATCAGCATATACAGATCCATCAACAACCTGATAAGCTTCAGCTATTATAGTATCTCCAACATTAACCTTATTCCAATCCATATCAATATGTAATTTATTCATATGCCTGTTATATCTTAATGGTTGTTTACCAACAAGAAGTTCTTCCATAAATTGTATATTTTGCATGTTCATATAATAAGAGGTTAACATATAATCATGTTTACTTAGATCGTATAAATCATTTAATGCGATTTGATATCTGATATTGAATAAATTATTTGTAGATAATCCATCACCAATATCAAATATATTAACTACACCTATAATATTTTCTGGTACAGTTAAATACTTATTAGTTATGTCGTCTGATGTAACAGTAAATTTTGCAAATTCTTTTGAAGTTCCATCAAAATGATAATCTGCGTAATATGATAATGATTCATCTATCCTATCATCTATTTGGTCATCATCTACATTTATTTCAATAACTGGTTTACCTAATTTACGTAAACAAAATTCTGCGAATGTTGTTTTACTTGTTGGTTGTGCCATATTTCATCTCCAATAAAAAAGGGAAGTATATCTTACTACGTATTTATGCTTCCCTTATTATATAGATTTATAACGATTTATCCTGCAAATTGTTTATGCTACAAATATATATGCAGCGCCTCTTGTAGAATTAAATTCATGACTACCTGCTACAGTTGTTTCACCATCTCCTGAAATTTCAATACCTCCCTTATTATAAACAAATCTATTAAGAGAAGCGTGATCACTATTAAATATAGGACCCCCTGTTACTGCCCATGATGTTCCGGTTCTCTCTGCCCAATACAGTGCTCCTCTTCGTGTTGGATGTGGATTACCTTGATTAGGAGATGCTATTGCTACAATATTACCGTTATTGGAAATATCTAAAGCCCTGCCAAACTCTTGATCTTTATGTCTTACTGGAGCGTGGATAATAGCTTGTTCTGTCCATGTAGTACCTGATCTTACAAATATGTATACTTGTCCAGAAGTATTCGTTGAATCAAGATTTGAATCATCTCCACCTGAGGTTGCTGCAGGTCCGTCTTCATAAGGAGCTCCAAAAGCTACTGTATTTCCATCTTGGTCAATAGATACTGCAAAACCAGCACGATCACTTCCACTTCGATCTGACCCAAGTAATATTGCTTGTTCTGTCCATGCACCGGAATCATATTTATATACATAAACCTTAGATTTTTCATAAGCTCCGGATACAACATATAAACCGTTACCAGACATCGAAACATCGTGACCAAAATTTGCGCCAGATTCAGCATCTGATGCGGTTATTAAGGTACCATTGTCCCACGAAGTTCCTGTTCTTTTATGTATTATTGCAAAACCAGCGTTAGATATAGATGACGTTCCTCCTAGTGCTCCAATTACAAGTTCATCTCCGGTATCTGACATGCCCAAAGAAGTACCATACCTATATGGTGTATTACCACCATGACCAGACCAATTGAATGTAGCTTCATGTGCCCAAGATGATCCAGATTTAACATAAACATGTACTCTCCCATTACCACCACTTCTATAATAAGTTGGTTCTGATATAGCAATTGTTTCACCATCTGATGACATAGCAAATGCTCTTCCAAATCTACTATTATTTCCAACATTACTACCATGCGATGGTGAATTAGCTGTTAGTGTTTGTACTAAAGACCATGTAGTGCCTGACCTTTCGTATATATTTGCAAAACCTTGAGTACTATTACCATTATTATTCTCAGGAGCTCCAACGATTGCTAGGTTACCATTTGTAGAAATTGCACAGGCTTCACCAAAAGCTGCCCCACTAGATAAACCAGTCACTGGTAAAGATACTTGTTCAGATGCTGATGTCCAAACACTATATCCTACATCTAAAGTTATCGCGGCTGTTCCAATGTTAGTTCCATCAGTTACTGATATTGTTAATGTTCCTCCAGATAACTCTGATGCTCCTGCTACAACTGTAACAGTATTGTTGCCTGTGTGATGAGATATATCCACCTGAGATGTATTTGTTATACCACTATTTGAAGTTGTAACAGTTACTGGTGTGCCCTCTGGTTCACTTGTAGTGTAAGTTATGTCTATCGATTCTCCTACTGTTCCAAAACTATGAGAAGATATACTTGCAGATATAGTTGGTGTTAGATTAATTGAATCGATTGATCTCCATTGTGTAGCTGTTCTGATATATAAATCATTAGTAGCAGTTACAAATGCATGATCTCCAGCTTGAACACCAGATGAAGGTAAATCTGATTCATTAACATATACTGTGCCCAATCCACTCGATAGTGATGTTAAAGATACGTTTGATGTGGATCCATCTGCTTTATTAAAAACCAATGTTGTTCCACTAACACTAACAGTAGACACTGATGTATTAGTAGAGGGTACAATTTGTTCAAATCTAGCATTTAATGATTGTCTAGTCCATACATTTTTAGAAGATGAATATATAAACTTTGTGTTTTCATGAGTAACTACCTGTCCATCTGATGGATTAGTTGGAAGATTTAGATTCGCCATTTTTGAATTCCTTTTTGTCTTAATTTGCTTTATGTATTGTTACTTTACCTGCGTTGGCATGACCATTAACAGTTGCTCTAATTGCTCCTGCTACAACTAATTCCCCACTATGATCGCAAGCCAATGAATCCCCATATGCGTTTCCTGCCGCATTTGCAGAAGTGGTTAATGTTTCTTCCAATATATATGATCCGCCTGATAAATTATATACATGAAGTTGACCTGCAGCTGGGCTGAGCCCGACTTCAGATATGAATAACTTTGTACCATCTCCATTCATTGCTATATTATTACCAAATCTTCCTCGTGTAATAGCAACGGGTTGAATAATTTTTTGTACTTCAGACCATGTCGTACCACTTCTTGTATAAATGTAAACAGCTCCAGCTCTAAGTGTTGCTCCAACATCTGCATCCCAAGCACCTACAGCTGCTCTATCACCAGCATCATTTATGGCTACTGATGCTCCAAAAGCGTCATTTATTACACCATCAGATGGTGTTAACTTTGCTTGTTCGGTAAGAATACCATTTGATATTGTATATATGTAGGCTTTACCTGCTATATGCCCACTAATATTCTGTGAACCAATAATTGCATGTGTTTTAGTTTTTGTCATATCCATATGATGACCTAAATTATCATCATTTACTCTATCTGATATATTTTGCTCTATTGTTTGTGTGTTAGTCCATGTCGTTCCACTTCTTGTATATACATATACAGAACCCACATATGTATGTGAACCAATTGTCCTGAAAGGAGCTGATATTAATACCATATCACCATCATATGACATTTTTGTTGCTGCTCCAAATTGTGAAAGAGCACCGGAAGAATTGTGATAAAGTGTGGCTACTCTACTAAAATAATCCGTCCCATCGTTTTTATATATCCACGTATATCCCCAATTGTTATTACCATTATGGCTTGTATTTTTTGCACCAACTGCAAGATAAGTTCCAGTACCATCAAAAGATAGAGTATTAGATGCACCAATTTGTCTATGAACAGCATCGAATGGTGGCAATAAACCGGAGGACTGAAATCCAGATATGGACCATGCTGTTTGTCCTGCATTAGCTTTAAATACATAAGCCTGTCCATTATTATAAAAATTATTTCCATTACCTTGTGCGCCTGTAGCACCTATTGCTATAAAATTACCGTCTCCACTGAATGATACTGCAGAACCAAACAGATCACCTGGATCTGGTTGTTCGCCTGCACTAACAGTAGGCATAATTAAATCTTGTAATTGTGTAACTCCAACCCATGTAGGACCTAAATTTATAGTCATTGATAATGTGTCACCAATAGTATTCACTCCATCTGAAGCTGTTATTGTTATAGTTTCGGTAGTAGCAGCTACTGGTGCATCAAATGTTATAGTATTATTCGCTTGATGTACGGTTATAGTAGCATTTGATGTTGCGGATGCAGTTACGGTGAATGGTGTATCTTCAGGTTCATTTACAGTATAATTAACATCTACAGATCCTCCAGTGCCCAATGATATACTGGAAACTCCTAACGATAAAGAAGGTGATAAGTTTACTGTTGCAACCTTATACCAACCGGATCCATCAGTGATAAATAATGAATCAGTATCAGTTACATAAACTTGAGTACCAGATACAAGATTTGTCATAGGTAATTGTGAAGCACTAGCATAATTTGTTAATATGTTACCTGCAAATGGAGCTAAACTGACATTCGCATAACTGGAATCGTCTTTTTGTATTACTAATGTATTACCACTAACTGACATTGAAGAGACACCGACAGTTTTGTTTTCAAGATCAGTTATTTGAGATTGAGTCAGTGTTGTTACATGTCTCCATTTATTTTTAGCTGAATTATATCTCATTGCTTTACCTTGAGCAATGAATAACTCATTATTGCTAGGATTGCTTGGAAAATCTATTACTGGCATTTTTATTGTCCTTGTTTTTTAATTATTAATTTTTATTAAGCATCGAATTGATATACTCTTCCTGCTAAAGAATTACCACCTATAGTTTCATTGGGAGCTCCAAGCATTGCTCTGGAACCATATAAAGATAGAGCGGATCCCATTTCAGCCTGAGCAATAGTTGGCCCTGTTAATATTTTTTCTTCTGTCCATGTAGTACCATCTCTAGTAAAAATATAACCTTGTCCAACATTACTATTACCACCTACAACTTTATTCTTAGAACTAACTACTATTGTATTTCCATCATCATCTATATCAATTGCAGTTCCTAAATTATCATTAGTAACTGCATCAGATGCTACTAACTTAGCTTGTTCTGACCAAGTGAGTTGAAGTGGTAAATCTATTCTATTTACTTCATCTCGACTATCTCCAACAACAAATAACTTATTCTCATCAGCATCAGCACTAAGAACAACCGCTCTAGCACCTGTTGTACCAGCTTGTGTGCCACTTGCTACACTATAATACTCATTATCATAAACTGCAGTTGTAACATCCCAAGCACTAGATAACGTATATGAATAAATTGCTTTTGTAGCACCACCTAGCATATACATTTTAGTGCCATTACTATCAAATACTACTTCCATGGGTTCGCTGTCTTGATTGGTTACACTAAAATTATTAGCACTATTATATGTAGCAGTTGAGATATCCCAAGGAGTTGATAAATCCAT